TTTTCTTATTGCACCATGGTAATATATTTGATCGTTTAACATTAGTTAACTTCTCCGAATGGATTATCTTCTGAGAATAGGATATCAGCACCTTCTTCTTTAAATTTATTATTATCACCAAAGGAATCCTGATTATCTAAGTTCTCAATATAAGCAACTGCTGTAGCTTGTGTACCACCATCTGTTGCTGTTAATGTGACTGTAGGCGCTGATGTATATCCAGATCCTGGATTATCAATACGAATCCTTACAACTTCTGTAGTGTTAACACCAGCTTGATCTCCAAGTATAGCTGTTGCAGAAGCAGTTGTATATAATGGAGGTGGATCAATTGTAATTGTTGGAGCTGAAGCATAACCAGAACCAGGATTTATAATTGATATACTTGTAACTTTATTGTTAGAAACTGAGGCTAATGCTGTTGCAGTATCAGATCCTGTATCTGGATCACTAATTGTTACTGTTGGTGTAGATGTATATTCAACACCTCCATAAGTAACTTCAATAGCGTTTAATGCGCCATTAACTACAGTTCCAACTGCTAATGCAGTAGATTGCGCTGCTTGTGGCGCAGAAATTTCAACTGTTGGAGCTGTATTATATCCTATACCTCGGTTTGTCACTCTTATTTCTCTTATTGTACCATTCTTTACAACATCTGTACTAAATGATTTAAGTGTTTCGAAGTCATCAATCTGTTTAACACCAGTTTCCATTCTTTCAGAAGCATATTGAAAGAGTTCAACTTCAAGTTTATATACAAAGAGTTTACCAATTTGATAGAAAGGATCTTGATGTTGTACAAACTTAATTTCAAATAAACCATCTGTTAAAGGGAAATATAATAAGTCACCTTCATTTGGTCGTGATGGTATTGTTGTTGCACCAAATCTTCCTACTAATTGTTCCCAACGTCTTCTTGCTACAGTTAATGTAGCAGATTGTTCCATCATCATACCGCCGAATCGTTGTATAAATGCACCTTGGCCTTCAAATCCTTCTGCATTTTCTAAGTACATTTCAATCGCAAATGCTTTCTTAAACTTTGAAAGTCTATCTTCACCTAAGATCTCATCTTTTGCTACAAGTTCTCGTGGAATATAATAGAAATTTTGACCATATATGCCAATAGATTCTACAATAATATCTTCATGTAGTAAGTGTTCTGACCTAGTGCCGTGACTGAAATATACTGAACGTGGCATTAGTTATCCTAAAAAGAATTCAAGTGGAGCTGATTTATTAATTAACTCATCTTCTAATTGTGAAATTTCGTTATTAGCTTCATCAAATAAAGCATTACCATCAAGTGTTACACCGCCTGGTAATGAAATACCTGTAAATTTCTTAATGTTTGTTGCCCATTGGCGTTTAATAAGAGCAGTTGTATATTTCTTCAACCATGGTTCATTCCATATTTTAGTCCATTCTGCAGGATCTAATGCTCTATAACATTCAACAATAATATATTCTCCAAGGGCAATGTCTGCGCCCCAATTAATATCTAAGAATAAACGACCTTGCATACGATTAAATCGATAGATTGGATGACCATTTAATTCTAAATCTAATAAAGCAATATGTTGCATTACTTGTTTGTAATAGATTAATGAAACTGATGTTAAGTCATATAAATCATTTAATCTTAATTGATATTGTAAATCAAATAAGTTTTTAGATGTTGATGCAGCAGCAAATGGAATAATACGATTAACACCATATACTAAATCAGGTAAATCAAAATATTTGTTATCGTATGTACCTTTAGTCACTGATGTTAATACTACACTTGTACCAGAAGATTCACCCACTACAGTTTCACCTGGAGTAAAGTCACCATTAAAATCTTTAACTAACAGTGTATTACCACTTGATTCTCTGAAATCTCGTATTGTTTGATCAATTTCTCGAGTTACATTTGCGGTAGCACCTGAAGTTTGACCAGTTACTTTTTCATTAAGTGTAAAGCCAGCAATCGGAGATGCCATAAGCATTTCAGATGCAGTCACTTTTTGTTTTAAGTAAACTCTTTCAATACCATCAAAGTGATATTGTCTCCAGTATTCAAGTGCTTCATCAACACGATCTTCTATTTGAGAATCATCGATGTTAATCTCAACAACTGGCTCGCCTAAGTCTCTTAGGCAGTATTCTATTAATTGTTGTCGTGTTGTAACAGCCATTCTAGTTTCCTAATTGTTCTTTATATTATTTATACTATGCTGTAAATGTACCTGATGATGTAAATGTATGATATGTATATCCACCAGATTCTGTAACTGTTCCACCGGTTCCTCTTTGTGAACCTGTATATCTTATTATAACTATTCCTGATCCGCCATTAGCACCACCAGGAGGCCTTGACCCTGAAATATAAGCACCAGCACCACCACCACCGCCGGTATTAACTGTTGCAGCAGTTGGTACAGCCGAACCTATTCCCCCGGCAGATCCACCTCCAAGCCCACCTGCACCTGGATTAGAAGTAGCAAAAGTAGCACCTCCACCACCTCCTGCATAATAATTACCATCTAACCATTGTAATCCATTACCACCATTACCAGCGGCCGAACTAGTAGCACTTGCTCCAGCAGCTCCTGCTCCACCTCCACCTCCACCATTATATGGACTTCCCATATAAGCAGTTCCACCAACCTGGCCTTGGCCTGAAGTGCGTGCACCACCGGTTGATGTATTACCTGCATCACCCGATCCACTACCACCACCAGAACCTCCAGATCCACCATTTTGGAGTGAGGTATTTCCATTACCATAAGTACCACCGTATCCACCACCTACCGCAGTCGAACTAAATGCAGATGAATTATCTCCTTGAACTCCTATTGAAGAATATCTTACAATTCCCCCACCGGCACCTCCAGCACCAATAATTAAAGAATAATCTATTCCAACTGTAACAGTATTACTAGATGATATATAACCACCAGCTCCACCGCCACCTCCTAGGTCACCGCCACCGCCACCGCCGCCAGCTACAACTAAATATTCAATATCATACTGTGCACCTGATAAATCTGCGCTATGCCATCCACCTTGTGTATTATATAATTCTAATCGACCCGTTGTAGTGTTATAATATGCTTGACCATTAGACGGATTACTTGGACGATTTGCTTGAGTGCCAGATGATAGTAATTTATCATTAAACTGTGTTAATCCAGTGGAGATTTTGGTTAATGCCATTTATTATTCCTCGGTGACTACGTCCCATGAAGTTGTTTCTTCGTTCCATGTATATACTTGTTCATCTTCAGGATATGCTACCGGAGCTTCCCATAAACATGATTCTTCATTGAGTGTCCATGATGGATATGGTTGTGGTGGGATAAATGCATCTTTATCTCTGTCATAGGTAAAACCTACACCAGCATAATTTTTTCTTAATGCTACTCCACCATCTGGTTCGCCAGTTTCTGGATTATAGTGTACACCACCTTTTGTATTATATGATGTTTGAATCCATTCACCTGGACTTGAATCTACGAAAGTGTCGAAGAACTCAGGCTCTGCAACGATCACCTGATCTACGACTCCATTAACTACTTTTGCAAAATGTGCCATTTAATTCTCCTTAATCTGCTTCCTCTGGTGTGTTACCTTCTGCTAGCCATTCTAGGTATTCTTGGTAGTCTGTGTTAGCTTCATCAAATGGAATGTGTGCATTATCAGATAATCTTTTAACTATGTCTATTTCATTTGATATTGAATTTCTAATTAATTTATACATTTACAACTCCGCATCTACTTTAATATATCCATTTACATCTAGTAAGTTATATGCAAATCCATTTGTAACATTACTTCCTGTACCTGTTCCGCTTATATAGACAGCTCTTTTACCAATACCATTTGTTCCCATACTTGTTGTTCCAGGCTGGTTACTGTTTCCTTGTATTAAAAAAGAACCTGTAATTGTTATAGTTGGTGTTGCTCGTTTAGTTATTTTATAATCTACATACCCAGCAAATCCTTGACTTGTACCACCAGCCATTACTCCATAAGAACTATAATTATTATCATTAATTAATTCATAATACCTCTGACATCTTGCTAATTCCACGTCGTATGGTCTGTGTTCAAATGGTGTAGCTGTATCACCTACTTCTAGTTGAAATCCAGTATATCTTCTTTGTGCAGTATTACCATCAGGAGCATGAAATATTTGAACAAGTAAACCATCAGCTACTGTGTTAGGCAAATTAGTAAATGTAAATGAGTGTCTTGTCCAAGTAGAACCTATATCACTAATATTTTGAGAATTAACCGCATTTGAAGAAGATGACCAATTATCTACAGTGCCTGGAACTTTTAAGACCACAAAACAATTTGTTTGCCCACTAACAGCTTTTGCATAAAATGATAGAGTTACAGTTTTTCCAACTAAATGTTTACAATTTACAGCTTCTATTTTTTGTGCAAAAGTTCCATAACTACTACCTCCAGCAGTAATATCTAAGGAATACTGAAAATCATCTGGAACATCTGTAGAACGAGTTCCAGTCCATGTTTGTCCTTGTGTTTGCCAGCGATCTGCAGTATATTGAGTAGATGTTACATTAAAACTTGTACCTCTTTGCCATATGCTCATATCACCATTGATGATAAGGTTCTTAGCGCCAGATGGAATATTAGTTAGATCCTCTGTCGTAATAACTGCGCGCTTTGCTAAGTCGACTGCTCTTGTCATTCTGCTTCCTCTGGTTCATTACCTTCTGCTAACCAAGCTAAATATTCCTGGTAGTCTGTGTTTGCTGGGTCTAATGGAATAGACATTACTTGTGTTCCACTATCTTTTTTAATAATTGAACACCAATTACCTTCATCATCATTAAATTTTTTATATGTAATCATTAAAACTCCGCACTAAATGCTAAATATGTTTCAGTTCCATATGATGTTCTATAGACACCGGCTTGACCTGTTGTTCCTGAAGACATTTCTTGTGTAATATAAGCTGATGTTGGAGTGCCCATTAAAAAAACAGGAAGAGCTGTACCATCTCTATTTGTTCCTCCCATTCTTACTCTAAAATCAGAAGCAGTAGATGATGTAGATAATGAAGGGGTTGCTCTCATTTCTACTGGAAATGGAATAACACTTTGTATTTGTGTTGTGCTATTTGCCATTGCCATACCAAATGGAGTATTTTGAGCAGTTCCAACAATGCTATAGTAATACCTTTGACATCTAGCCAAGTTCATATCATAAGGCACATGTTCAAATGGTGTAGCTGTGTCACCTACTTCTAGTTGAACACCTGTTATATCAAATGTAGCACCACTAGTCGCTAATAAATTAATTTTAGGAGTATTGTCATGATATGAATTTCCTAAAGAATTAGAATTCCATGTATTTTCTATTCCATTTTGATAATCACTTCCTAAATACAAATACCAGTCCATTTCAAACCCCTGCCCAGTATCATTATTCATTGTTCCTGCAATATCACCAGTTATAGTAATTGTTTTCTTTTCCCATGTGTTTGCAGATGAAATTGTATAATTATATGGATATGTTCTATTTTCAGAAGGTCTTGAATCAGTTCCTATGATATTGCCACCAAATGTTCCTGTAATACTTGAGCGAACCCAGAAAGATAATGTTAATGTTTCTGCGTTTGATGTTCCCCATTTTAAATGTTGTAACATTTGTGCTTCTAAAACCGTAACAAACCCCATATAACCATTGGTTGCAGGAGATGCTTCAGTAGTTGTAACTGTTATTCTTTTTGCTGTTGGAAATCCATCTAATCCAGTAGAAGATATTTGCTCTGAACTTACTTGTCCAGTTGCAACATTTCCTGCATTAACGCAAAATCTATCTACATCATCATATCTAAAACCTGGACTACTTAATGAATATGTAGTTGGTGTTGTACCCCTCTGTGCTATACGCATATCACCATTAATGATAATGTTTCTAAATGATAATGGTGTACCAGTAACTACTCCATTAAATGAAGTATTACCAGCACTGTCTATGGTTAAGGCATCAGTACCATTTGAATGTTGTATGCTATTTACTTTTAATGTACTCAATCTTTACTCCGGTTTAGGATATTTATCTTTCACTGGCTGGATCATATCTGCTTTCCATGCCTCTACACCATTATGATAGATGTAATCTAATTGTTCTGCTAATGGTGGGTATTCTTCTTGTCTATTATACTTATATGTATTAGGATCTTGCCATGCATTCACAGCATCCATATCTATTTCTACTTTATTTCCATCTGCATCAAATGCACCAACAGTATCATCAACAGATACTACATTTGGATACAAGGCATATATTGCGTTATGATTCATTATCCGGCTATCTCCATAACTGTTATTGATGAAGCTGCTCTTGCTTCATATCCAGCAGTGTCTCTATCTGAATGTGTTCTATTAAGATATGATACTTGACTAGCCGAATATGAGCTCAATTGTAACTTATAAGTAACTTGACTTGTTGTATTAGGGCTGTCTAAATATGATATTGCTGAAGAATTTAAAGAGTATATCATACTACCTGAAGAATATCCACCAACACACCCAGATACTCTAGGTCTATTACTTGCAGCATCAGCAATAAAAATTTCTGAAGAATCTCTCAATAAAAACACATATCCATTATAACCACTATTTGACAAATATGTATTGCATAGTACTAAAATTTTACTACTTGTAGAACTTGGAGTAATATTTACTGAAAACCCAGTAATATCTACAGGAGTAGTACTTTGTGTACTAAATGTATCTGTTTTTGTAGTTTGGATTGCTTGTAATACACTTCCTGCTGGCAATAAACTAGACGTAATAGCACCAGTAGATAAATGTTCTGATGATATAGCACCAGTAGATAAATGTTCTGATGATATAGAATTATCAGGCAAATCTGTTAATCCTTCTACTACTCCGTTTCCTCTAAGTATTAATGCCATTTGTTATCCTATTAATTTAAATCCACTAAATGATGAATATGCCCCAGAACTAACATTTCCACCTAAATTGTCAGTAGAATTTACATATCCATACACTTCAAGATAATCACCTGCAGATAATGATAATACTGAACTATGTCCAACAGTTCCTCCTGTCGCATCGCCGCCATTAAAAAAATTTAAATATCCTCGTTTTAGTTCTGTAGTACCATTTTTTAGTATTCTTATTGCCACATTTCTACAGTTAGTTGTTCCACACGCAATATATGCCCAAAAGTTTATTTGATATAAACCGTCTTGATTAGAAGGGACAGTAAATCTATAGTTTGTTGTTTGGTCATAACAATCACCTATATCTGCGTCTTGCGCATTAAATTCTATTTTTGTCCATGTTGATTCTGGTATAGCTTGTGTTGTAGACATTCTTGCTACAAAAGCTACTTCATTTTTTACTGAAGCAACATCAGATGTTGTTGCTAATGTTGTATTACTTGCAGGTACTGTGAGTGTAACATCATTTGCTGTATCAGTAGCATTAAATGATACGCTTCCTCCACTTGGTGTTTTTAATTTTAATGAACTCATATCTTACCTTATAAAATAATCCATGTTCCACCATCTTCAATGGTGACTGCTTTACCAAC